GGGTGGTGGATAGCGCGAACCTTTTACGGAAGGTATCTTGTAAGCGCGAACCAGTGGGTACTCTGCCCGTTTTCTATACCAGACATGACGGTATCACACATAGATCGTGGAGCCTCTATGTGCACTGAGGATGGAAAAGACCAGTCTGAAGCAAAGCATAATGACCTTATGGCGCAGGGGTTGGAGGAAGTAGATCCAGACGTGGCCCCCGGATACGACGAGGCAATCAAGTTCGTTCAGCATACCGAGAACCCAATGGAGCCCCGCTACGGCAAGTCGAAGTTGCAAGAGGCCATAGACAATGTCAGATCATCGATCAAGAAGTGTGGTGGCAAGCCCTGTATCTTCGCCTTCAACCCAGACTGCGGGCTCAGGAATACAATGGAAGCCGTCAGCACTCAGGCAGTCAAGGGTGCACCAACTCCGCACACGCCACAGGAGCAAGGATGACCGACAAGCCCCCCACCGCCCTCGACAAGTTCAAGGCCGCCCTCAAGAAAAAGATCGATGCACGCAAAGATATACTTGACAATCGCTTCCCAGAGATAGAGGATACGGGCGAAACAGAAGCCGACCGTGACGCCCGGATCATGGACGACCCAACGGCATGGCGGCGACTTTGACCAAGACGATTCACGTCACGGATGCGCGGCCCCCAAGCCATAGACGTAGCTCTCAGAACAGGAGCACACTATGAGCCTTTTCCGGACCCTTCAGGATTTGACCAATGCGTGGAACGCAAAGGCGGATCACTACAAGGCCGTTCAGCAAGTCCTCGAAGGCAACTTGTCCCCGTTCGATATCGTTACAGGGCAGGGCAAGAAGCCCGACTTCTCCAAGCAGGCACTCGTCGAGGAGTTCAAGTCATGGGTCTACGTCTGCTCTAGCATGAACGCGAAGGCACTCGCACGCGGCACGCTCAGGCTATACGCCACAAGAGCAGTCGGCCAGGAGCGAGCGAATCGCAAGGCGCGAGTAGTCAGCAAGACCGAGCGCGAGTATCTCGTCAAGAAGTTCCCAACTAACGCCCGGATCAAGGCGGCCCACGAGATTGAGGAGATCGAAGAGCACCAGATCCTCGACGTGCTGCACAATATCAACGCGCACGAGAACAGCTTTGAGACATTCGAGAAGCTCTCGCTCTTCCTTGATAACACCGGCGACGCCTACTGGTACATCGGCAAGAATGCACTTGGAGTGCCGAATGACATCTGGACGCTGCCGAGTCAGTACGTGAAGATCGTCCCCGACAAGAAAGAATACATCAAGGGCTATGTCTACGGCACGTCACAGATGAATCAGAAGAAGTTCCTGCCCGATGAGGTCATCCACTTCAAGCTGCCGAGCATGACGGATCTCTGGTATGGCTACAGTCGCGTCGAGGGCGCGTACTGGGCGATCACCGGCTATAAGAGCATGGAACTATTCGACAAGGGCATGACGGACAATCTCGGCATTCCGTCGCTCCTTCTCAAGTACAAAGGTATTCTGCAACCGAAGCAACGCCGCGACCTGCTCCGGGAGTGGAACAACGCGCTGCGGGGTCCGGTCAAGGCCGGTTCGACATTCGTGGCCGACGGTGATGTGGACGTGAGCCCGTTGAGCCTGCCGCCCCGCGAGCTAGCATTCCTCAACGGCAGAGCATGGCGGAAGGGTGAGATCATCAATGCATACGGGCAGAACGAAGCCCTGTACGATAAGAACGCGAATACCGCGAATATCCAGGGCGCAATCTATCTGTGGGAGAAGTGGGAAGTCACGTCGAACTTTATGCGCGTCGAGCAGAAGCTGAACGAGAAGTTTATACCGATGTTCACGGGCGACACCGACCAGCGGCTATTCCTAGCCTTCGATCCTATCGTCAAAGAGGACATGACCTCGCTCCGTGCCGACCTGGAATTGCAACTGAAGCACGGCCTACCGCTGAATCGAGCACTCGAAGAAATGGGCAGAGAGCCCGTAGAGAATGGCGATATCGGCTATGTTCAGGCGAATCTCATACCGCTGGGGACTCCGCCAGCGTTGTCCGGCAACAACAGCGCACCAGGCATACAATCAATGGCCTTAAGCCATACTGCCAACGACCGCGCAATCCGAGGCCGGACTGGGGCATCGCGCAAAGGCGACTCCTCGGCGGTACATACTCTGACTATCAAGGCGGATGGCGGCACTGACGTGGCGCTCAGTGGTGGGGCGAACTCTGCATATATGAGCGCACAGGAACAGACATATATGCAAGCTCTTAGAAATGTCTGGGCTGCTCAAATGACGCTAGCTCTGCCGGAAGTGGCGCGCGGATCGGCCGCCGACTTCGCATGGGTAGCAAGCGAGGAGTGGGCACAGGAGATATTCCAGTTGACGCAGGGAGCCTTCCGAGAACAGGTCATTATCGGAGCCAAGCGTGGTGCCCGGACAATCGGCATACAGATGGCAGACTTCATCGACAGACCCACGGTGCAACAGGCAATCCGCACAGCTAACTACAAGTTTGCGCGATCTATCGGTCCGTCAAGCGAACGCGCACTGCGGCAACAGCTTTCGATTGGCCTTGGCGCAGGCGAAAGCATACCGGAGCTTACGGAGCGGATACAGGGCGTCTTCACGGGCTGGGAGAAGTGGAGGGCTGAGCGGGTTGCTCGATATGAATCATCGAAAGCCCTGCAGTCCGGTACAGAGATGCAGTGGATGGAATCCGGCGTAGTCGGGGAGAAGGTATGGGACGCGAATCCTGACGCATGCCCCTTCTGCCTTGAGATGCATGGTCAAGTGGCCGTGCTTGGCACGCCGTTCATCAAACAGGGCGATACGCAGACCGTTGAGTTTGAGGGCCGCGAGATCAGCTTGAAACACGACTACGAAGACATTGAGGTTGCAGATTTACATCCTGGCTGCCGGTGTACGATCCGCCCTCGCCTTATAGAGTTCTAACATGAAACTTGCCGTTATAATGGTCACACATGCAAGGCCCGCAATGCTTAAGCGGTGTATCGACAGCCTCTGCACAGTAGAGGGCGATTACGAGAGCTTTGTCTTTGCGCTCAAGGATGGGTCTGCCGAATCCGAAAGTTGTATTGAAATGGGCCTGAGCTACTGCAAGGCGGGATGGATCGACCGGCTCATAGTCGAGCCGAAGAGCCCTTGCCTATTCGAGACATTCAGGCGTGGTATCGACTACGCGTTGGCTGGCGGCATGGTAGGCGCCTTTCTGTTGACGGCAGATGATTACGTGTACCGGCCGACGTGGTATGAATCGCTGACGAAGGTGCTCGCGGTCTCAGAGAAGAATCGCATCTCGCACCTGACCCTGAACGTAGAGCCCGACTTCGCATGGAACAAGATCCGCAGCGAGGAAGATATCAACGGAGTCCACGTCCGTATGAGGGACACGATACCGGGTGCGAATTGGGCTATGACTCGCCTTGCATGGCGACGGATGCGGACGGTGTATCAGAACAACGAGCTATCCCCGGTCCTCGACCACCACGTCAACAAAGAGATGAGACATGACGGATATCAGCTTGGGGCCATAGATGAGGCCGAGCATGCCGGGGCACTGCATTCAACGTGCGGCAATATGGCGTACCAGGCGGCGGAGGTTGCTCAGTGAGAATCCTATGGCATGGCGTAAAGGGCTCGATCAAGACCGGCTACGGCGCACAGACCAAACTGTTCACGCCCCGTATCCGGGACGCCGGCCACGAGATAGCGATCAACTCACGGCTCGACCAGTACCAGACCGGCGTTGATTCCGACGGGATTATGAATTTCGCCAGCGGCTCGAAATGGGACATGATGGGCAATGACTACGCCGCAGTGAACTACGCGCACTATGAGCCCGATGTCGTGATCTCGATGTGTGACGCCTTTACCTGTGAGCCGACGATCTTCGACAAGTTCGCATGGTATCCGTGGGTTATGATCGACAGCAAGCCTATCACTTGGGAGAACCTGGAATGCCTCAAAGCCTGCCGCCGGCCGATAGCATGTACGCGCGACGGCGAGGAACAACTAAGGGCGGCCGGCTTCGATCCGTTCTACGTGCCGCTAGCGATAGACCGGAGCATCTACAAGCCGCTTGATGGCGATGTCAGGGCAGAGGCAAGCAAGATCGTCGGTGTGCCAATCGGCGAGCGGTTCTTTGTCGTGATGAATAGCGCGAACCATAGCAACCCGAGCCGTAAGAACTTCGCCTCAGCTTTCAAGGCATGGGCTCAATTCGAGAAGCTCTATCCTGACGCGCTGCTCTACGTCCACGCCGAAGCCGCCGGAAAGATGTGGCACGGCGAGGATCTCTGGAGGGTCAAGAACCTCTACGGCTGCAAGAACATCGTCTTTGCGCCGCAGTACGAATACGCAACGGGGCTGATAGGCAGTGAACACTTAGCCCTGATCTACAACGCCGCAGACGTGCTCCTGCACACAGCCAAAGGTGAGGGCTTCGGGTTGCCGATTGTAGAGGCTCAGGCGTGCGGCACGCCCGTTATCGCCCCGGACTTCGGTGCCATGCGGGAAGTCAATCGCACTGGTATTCGATGCTGCGGAGAGCTTCGCATGACACGCAGCGGATCAGAACAGATGCTTGTTGATGTTGAGCGTGTAGCCGGCGCGCTTGAGGCCGTATGTTTGCAGAACGGCGCTCACGAGTCGAGACGGGCCATATCCGACTGCGTCGAGCAATACGATATCCGCAACGTCATGAAGGACAACTTTCTACCAATGCTGGACGAAATCAAACACCTGGAGGGGATAGAATGAAAAAAATACTGAGCCTGTACCACATGCTGCCAAGTATGAGCAAAGAGCTCGCCGAGAGCATCACAGCGAACCTGACCGAAATGGGAGTGGACATCAAGACCGCTGAAGTTCGGCGCGTCGAGTGCAAGAGCGAGGTCAAGGATATCAACGCAGATGAGCGCAGCATCACGGCATATCTGTCAACGCGCCACATCGACCGGGATATGGAGGTTGTGGTGCCGAAGGGCATCGACCTGTCACAGTTCAAGCTGAATCCGGTGATCCTGCAGGGTCACGACTACCGCAAGCCGCAAGTTGGCAAGGGGGAGAATCTCCGCAAGGACGATATCGGACTCAGGGCGAAGATAGTCTTTGCTCCTCCCGTCGATGGTGAGGTCGATTACTTCCTGCTCTCGAAGTTCATGCCACTCAAATTCTCGGTTGGCTTCATTCCCGTTGACTTCATCAAGGCCGGCAGCGAAGTGGGCAAAGCAGAGACTGCTCGCATGTCTACCGAATGGCCTGAGTTCAAGTCGAATCCGGACCGCAAGCAGCTCCGGGGCATTCACCGCAAGTCCGTTCTGATAGAAGCGAGCGTGACTCCGATGCCATCCAATGTCTACGCGAGCCAGATCAGCAAGGCGCTTGAGGACGAGAAGATCACGGCAGAAGAGGCTGGCATCATCCGCAAGGGCCTGAGAGAGCCGGAGCCCGAGAAGGACGATGAGATGCCTACAGATTGGGCTGAGTTCGTCAAGGAAATGCGGAAAACCACCAACCCTGAAGAGCTGCTGGCGTTCCTGAAAGAGCATCTGAACGGCAAGGGCAAGCCTGCGCCGAAGCCGGCAGAGTCGCAGCCTGCCAGCGTTACGCGCATACCTCATGCGGCTGCATACCGACCGAAGATCACGCTTGTTGGTCATGTTGACCCGGAACCCGAGATCTCAATACAAGAACAAATCGCAAATGATGTGAAAAAGGAGATTGACAAACTGCGCGGAAAAGTATAGGTTCCGCGTGTGAAGTAAGAAACGTCGGCATTTCCGGCGGTACGTCGTCAAAGCTGTGAGCCAGCAGACTACGTTACCTGAAGGCGCATGCCCCAAGGTGAATGCAGCGCAACGCTGCTAAACGTAGGGAGGCTGGCAATGATAAGGCTGAAACTTCTGGTAGACTGGAAAGATCCTTCCGGAAAAGAGTTTAAGGCACTCGATGTCATCGAACTCGAAGAGAAGGACAAGGATCTCGCAGCCAAGTTGATATTTGAGAAGACTGCGGAACACGCTGCCCCGGAAAAGCCGGACACGAAACAAACCGTCACTCAAGAGATGGTGAGCAAGGCCGTCGCCGATGCCATGAAGAGCACCGAGGAGAGGCTGCGCGTTGAGTTCGTGAAGGACAAATCAGACGACGACCCGTTCGCGGGTTATATGCCTGGTTTTAACGGCACAGCGAAAGACGCACACGAATTGCCTATAGAAGCGAAGACACGCGGACTCGGCAATTTTGCAAAGGATGTCTACGCGGCCAGCTCCGGCGACGGGAGTCGTCCTGAGCGCCTGACGAAATCACTCGAACGCTCACGGGCCGTCATCAGCAAGGCTATCGCAGACAAGCTGATTGACAAAGACGCGGGCGACGGGCTCACGATCGGAGCGGACAGCGAAGGCGGCTTTCTTGTTCCACCTGAGTTCAGCCTCATGCTTCTCGATGCGAAGCTCGAAGCGGCGGTTGTCAGGCCACGCGCCACGAAGATGCAAATCGGTTCGGACCGTATCGAACTGCCGCAGCTCAAGAATTACGACCACAGCGGCAACCTCGTATATGGCGGCATCCTCGCTTACTGGAAAGGCGAGAATGTTCAGTACACCGCGACGAAGGCAGTCTTCGAGGAGATCGCACTGAACCTGAACGCACTGACCGCGATGGGATTCGCGTCGCACAAGATCATGCGATTCAGCCCGATCAGCGTAGGCTCATTCGTACTTCCGAAGATGGCTGAAGCAATGGCCTGGAAGGAAGACGACGGCTTCATCAATGGTACTGGCGCAGGC